TTGGTCTATCACAAGGACGCCATCACCTTTGCAACTGCTGACTTGCTGTTGCCACAAGGTGTTGACATGGCTGCTCGCGCAGTCCACAACGGTATCTCTTTGCGTGTCGTGCGTCAGTATGACATCAACAATGACCGTATGCCTTGCCGTATTGACGTTTTGTACGGCTTCAACACGATTCGCCCACAAATGGGCTGCCGTATCTGGGGCTAATTGATTGGGGCTTCGGCCCCTATCTCTGTTATTAACATTGAAAGGAAATTATCATGGCATTACCTAATGGCGCAGGCGGTTACCAAGTTGGTGACGGCAATCTTGGCGAAATCAGTTTCTCCAATACCAGCACTCCCGTTGCTTTGACTGGCGCGGCTGTCACTATCACCGCAGCCGATTTGGCTTCCGGTGTGTGTACCATGGACTCAGGCGGCACAGACGCTGGAGCCTATGTGTTCCCCACAGGCGCATTGCTTGACGCTGCATTCCCTAGCCTTAAAGTTGGCTCGACATTTGACTGCTCTTTCATCAACATTGGTGACAATGCAGCTAATGATGTGGTTTTCACTGCTGGTACGGGCAACACCCTTGTTGGTAACGACACGATCCAAGATTCGCTGACTAAAACCAGCAACACATCTGGCACGTTCCGTTTCCGCAAAACTGGTGACGCAGCGTATTCAATCTATCGCGTTGCCTAAACTTAAATGGGGGCTTCGGCCCTCATTTTTAAAGGAACAATCATGGCAAACACAAAACCTGTCGGCGTTGCTTTTAGCGATCCTGAACTGACTGAGGGCACTACAATTACCGGTGCAGTTATTGATTCAACATCAAAAGTTGCATCTAATATTGCAAATGGTTTTTCTACGTCTATTCAAGGCGCAACCATTGCAACCACTAGAAACAGCGATGCTTACGTTATTGCTCAAACTGCTGGAACAATTACATCCGCGATTTTTTCGGGTGTAGATGCTCTTGCAGCAAACGACACTAACTTCATCACGTTTTCAATTACCAATCTTGGTCAAGCTGGCGCTGGCTCCGCTGCTTTATTGGCTGCTACAGATGCAAACACTACCAAAGCAACGGGTGGAACTGCATTGGCTGCTAATACGGCAAGGTCTTTGACCCTTAACGGCACAGCGGCTAACTTAGTTGTGGCTTCTGGAGATCGTTTGCGTATTCGGGCGGCTGCTACTGGAACACTTGCCAACACGGTGACATTTCCAACTTATCGTTTAAATTTTACGGTTGCTTAAACCAAATGGGGGCTAATCACCCCCATTCTTAAATTATGATCATTTATCTTGAACATCCCGAACATGGCGCCAAAGTGGCGACTATGGATTTAGAAGCTGAGATGGATGAACGAAATGGCTGGACTCGCTATAATCCAGACACGCCTTCTGAAATTGAAGCGGCTCCTGTGAACGTGCTGGAAGTTAAACGCCGTAGAAAAACCATTGACGAGGTTTAAACATGACAACGTACACCGCTGGTCAACAAATCGAACGGGCGCTTAGACTTCTCGGTGTGCTTGCTGAAGGTGAAACGCCCTCTGCGGCTACGTCACAAGATGCCTTGATGGCGTTCAATCAAATGATTGACAGCTGGAACACAGAACGTCTTTCTGTCTTCTGCACACAAGATCAAATTTTTACATGGCCTGCCAGTATTTTGAGCCGCACACTTGGCCCTACTGGTGACTTTGTGGGCAACCGCCCTGTCTTGCTTGACGACTCCACTTACTTCAAAGCGCCTAGCGGCGTGTCGTATGGCATCAAGTTTATTAATCAACAGCAGTACAACGGTATTGCTGTTAAAAATGTAACATCCACGTTTCCTCAAGTGATGTTTGTTAACATGACGTTTCCCAACGTTGAGATGTACGTTTACCCTCGCCCAACGCAAGATTTGGAATGGCACTTTGTTTCGGTGCAAGAGTTAAACAACCCCGCCACGCTATCCACTGTGTTGTACTACCCGCCTGGCTATTTGCGTGCGTTTACATACAACTTGGCTATGGAGTTTGCCCCTGAGTTTGGCGTTGAGCCAAGCCCCCAAGTGCAGCGCATTGCGATGACTTCTAAGCGTGACCTAAAACGCATCAATAATCCAGATGATGTGATGGCATTGCCGTACGCATTAGTCGCTAACCGCCAACGATTCAACATTTACGCAGGAAACTACTAACATGGCCACCATTGCAATTACCTCCCTTCCCGCTGCCACTGCTGCTGCCGTTACCGATGTCTTGCCAATTGTGCAAGCAGGCACAACTAAACAAGTCACCAACGCACTGTTGTTTACCAATGCAACATTGGTTACGCCTGCGCTTGGTACTGTTGCAAGCGGCAACATTAGCGCTTGTACCAGTACAAACATGGTGTTGACTACGCCTAATATTGGCGCGGCTACAGGCACAAGCCTGACAACCACGGGCGCTATTGTGTCAACTGGCATTGCTGGCGTGGGCTATGCCACAGGAGCAGGCGGCACAGTAACCCAAGCAACAAGTCGCACCACAGGAGTGACGATCAACAAGCGTTGCGGTGCTATTACTATGTTTTCTGCGGCTGGCTCTGCTACTGCTGCTACGTTTACTGTTACCAACAGCACAGTCGGCGCAAACGATGTAATTATTTTAAACCAAGCATCTGGCACTAACCTGTACAATTTGTTAGTTACTGCGGTAACTGCGGGTAGCTTTAATATTACTTTTTTAACTACTGGCGGCGTAGCCACCGATGCCCCTGTAATTAACTTTGCTGTGATTGACGGCGTAGTTGCGTAATGAAAACGCCAATTCTTGGCTCTACCTATGTAGCGAGGTCTGTTAATGCAGCAGACGCTCGGATGGTCAATCTGTTTCCAGAGATCGTCCCAGAGGCCGGTAAAGAGCCTGCGTTCCTAAACCGCGCCCCTGGCCTAAAGTTACTTAACACCGTAGGCACTGGCCCGATCCGTGGCCTGTGGGCGTTCTCGTCTAATGACAGCACGGCTTTTGTTGTTTCTGGCACACAGCTTTACAAGATCACCACATCGTATGTTGCCACGCTAATTGGCACGGTGGCCGGTACTGGCCCCGTCAGTCTAGCTGACAACGGCACACAGTTGTTCATTGCGGCCAATGGCCCTAGCTACATCTACAACAACACGACAAACGCCTTTGGCCAGATCACCGATCCAGACTTTCCAGGCGCTGTGACGGTCTGCTATTTGGACGGCTACTTTGTGTTCAACCAGCCAAACAGCCAAAAACTGTGGGTTACTGCACTGCTAGACGGCACATCCATTGACCCGCTAGAATTTAAAAGTGTTGAAGGCTCACCAGACGGCTTGGTGGCCGTAGCGGCTAACTTCCGCGAAGTGTGGGCCTTTGGCACAAACTCGATTGAGGTCTGGTACGACAGCGGCGCGTTAGATTTTCCTCTTGAGCGCATCCAAGGCGCGTTTAACGAGTTGGGCTGTGCTGCCCCTTACTCGGTTGCCAAGATGGACAACGGCCTGTTCTGGCTTGGCCGTGACCGCCGTGGCCAAGGTATTGTCTACCGCGCCAATGGTTATTCGGGCGTTCGGATTTCTACCCACGCTGTTGAATGGCAGATTCAGCAGTACGCTGATTTGACAGACGCTATTGCGTACACATACCAACAAGATGGCCATAGCTTCTATGTACTGGTTTTCCCTAGCGCCAATACAACATGGGTTTATGATGCGGCCACACAAGCCTGGCATGAGCGTGCAGGGTTTGTTGACGGCAACTTTACCCGTCACCGTGGCAATTGCCAGATGGCGTTCAACAACAAGATTGTTGTTGGCGATTTTGAGAACGGCAACATCTACGCCTTTGACCTAGACGACTTTAGCGACAACGGTAGCATCCAGAAGTGGCTGCGCTCATGGCGTGCATTGCCTACTGGCACTAACACCCTCAAGCGCACAACTCAGCACATGTTGCAACTTGACTGCGAGTCTGGCGTTGGTTTAAATGCTTCCCCTGGGTATCAGAGTGAAAACATAGATACTGAGTCGGGGTTAAATCTTGTGGCCGAATATGTGCAAACGTATTTAGCTACTCAATCAGGCGTCACCTTGACCACTGAGGCAGGGGACGGTTTTGAGCCTCTAGGTCAGTTTGATCTATCAGACACTGATATTACGGGCTATGAAATTGTCACCAATTCTTACCTTGCCACACCAGGATACGATCCTCAAGTCATGCTCCGCTTTTCAGACGATGGTGGCCACACATGGTCAAACGAGCATTGGACATCCATGGGCAAGATTGGTCAGTATTACAAACGTGTAATCTGGCGCCGTCTGGGCATGACAACTAAGTTGCGTGATCGTGTTTATGAAGTGTCTGGCACTGACCCTGTGAAGATTGCAATCATGGGCGCAGAACTAATTCTGAGTCCAACGAATGCCTAGCCCTAACGCTACGCCAACGCCGATCACGCCACCACGGGTGCCGCTGATTGACCCGCGCACGGGTCTGATTGACCGTGCGTGGTATTTGTTCTTTCTGTCGTTGAATGATATTGCAACGGCTGTTGTGGACGATGTTAATTTGGCCACTGATTCCATATCCTTGATCGCGTCTTACGATGCGGCTTTGCTGACTCTGGCACAAGAAGTTGAAACTCTGCCGCCAGTGGTTACTTTACCAATTCCTGACGTATTGACTGACTGTTGTTCTGCCTTAGAGTCCCAAGTGGCCGAGATGCAAAAGCAGATCGAGGCGTTGCAAGTGCAACCGATTGTTGACACCGCAGCTATTACTGCCGCTATTAACGCCGCATCATCAGCGCCAGTTACCAAGACCGCTGACTTTACGGTAGCTGACAATGAGACTTGGATTATTAACAACAAGTCAGGCTCAACTTGTACGGTAACTCTGCCAACGGCAAGCGCATGGTCTGGCAGATATCTGACTTTTAAGAATTTGCAGGCTCAGACCTTGGTGTCTGCATCTAGCAATGTTGTGTTGATTGACGGTACAGTCGCTGGCACAGCAATCCTCTTGGCAGTTGTAGGAAATTGGGCGACAATGGTGTCTGACGGCACTAATTGGGTCATCATGCAACAAGCCGCTAACAATTGCCTCTTATTGGAGTAAACC